AGAACTAAAAAACGGCATTACGTTATGTGATAAATGTCATAAAACTTTCCACAAGAAATACGGCTACAGAAATAATAATTACCAACAAGTTACAGCATTCTTAAAATGATAATGTTAAAGAGAAGGTTTAGCTTCAATTTTAAAAAGGAAAGGTTAAACCTTCTATGTTTGGCTCACAAAATAATAAAATTCTTGCTCTCTATATTGATCATGATCCGGCTGCTGATGATGATTTGTATGTCTTCAAAGCTCCTACTCAAATGGAGATTGTTAGTGCTAGTTTTGCTACTAACAATGCCGTTGCCGCTTCTACTGCCAATTACTTCGATCTTTGCATCTACAATGCAGGCACAGCAGGCACAGCTACTAACGCTATTAGTGGTACTGTGGGTGGTACTGTGGGTTTCGATGCTTTAACTCCTAAGGATTTCACTATCTCAAACGGTACTGTTACCCCAGGTCAAATCGTATTCCTTCGCTACAATGAGGAAGGAACGGGTACTTTCACCGCTGGTGTGCTTCAGATTAACTATCGTGAAGGTATCGCTTAATTGAATCAATGAAAGGTGGTTTAGCACTTGAAAGAAAGTTTTGACAATGACTGTACGATCAGGAATGGTTGATTTAGTATCTCAATTCAGAAGCTATGTTCAAGAATCAGGTACAACTATCTTTTCTGATGATAGAGTACAACAGATTTTAGATTCAAATTCGCAATACGTATACCAAAATCCTCTTTCCTTCTTTCCTCAAAAATTAAATGGTTCAGTAGTCTATACCCAATACTTTAGCGAATATCAATGGTTAGAAGGTACAGCCACTTCAACCAACAAAATTTACAATTCAAATGGAACAGTGGTTTCAAATTACTCCGGTGATTTTGTGTTGGGTAAGTTCACCTTTGATTCAAATACTCAAGGTACTGTTTATTACCTAGACTCTAGAACTTATAACTTTTACAAAGCTGTTAGTGACGGTTGGAAAGAAAAAGCTTCATACTATGCAGGTCAATTTGATTTCAAGGTTGAAGGTAGAGAATTTAAAAAGTCTCAAGTAATTCAATCATGCTTGTCAATGGCTAAGGAATACGCTGCAAAGGGTTCAATCATTCAACACAGTTTAGATAGGGGTGATATGTGTTAGAAAAGATTACTGCTATTGTTTTGATTGGTAATTCAGACGATAAACTTACTCAAAAAGATTGGCATTATTTTGTAACTGATGTAAGAACAATTATATGGACTTTTGAAAAAGAGACACATTTCATTGGTAGCACAGAACCTTTTTCACAATATCAATCAGCATGTTTTGTTTTTGAAATGGAAAAGAATCAATTAGAAGCTTTCAAAAATAAATTGGTACTTGTTAAATTGAGACATAAACAAAACTTTATTGCCTTGATTGTTGGAAATACTCAATTAATATGATTACATCTTCTGAATTAGCTTGGATGAGAGCTACAGAGAATCAAGCGATGTCTAGCAATGCAATCATTCTTTCACCTAATTATGAAGATAGTGCTTTAGGTGAAACTGTAGAAACTTGGTTGATTGCAGGGACAGTTAATTGTGATATATGGCCTATCGCTAAGAATGAACGTGAGAAGTCGTCAGGTAATCAAGAGATTTCAAAAGGTGAATTTTATATTTCTGTTCCCTTTGATACTTCTGTAACTGTGGAAAATAGGCTCGTGATTGATTCAAAAACGTATGAAGTAACTTTTGTTCCAATAAACCAATCTTGGTTAACTAATTTGAGAGTTGAAGCAAGGAATTACAATGGAGGCTAAACAATGACTTTTTTGGTTAATGTTTTATTGACTACCTTATTTTGTATTGGTTTAAATGATCCTGGTGAGACTACTAATGAACCGATTGTAGATGAACCAATGATTTATATTTATGAAATCTATATTCCTTTAATTCAAAACTAGTTTGAAAGGTAAAGTTTAATCATGGAAAAGTTACGTATTCTTTATTCAAGTAATGCAATTTGGGCCAATTCTGGTTATGGTATTCAAGGCAGAAGTTTACTTCCACGTCTTGCAGAACTTGAAACAGTAGGTGGAAGAGAAAACATTGCTCAATTTGCATGGTACGGTTTACAAGGTGGTATTCATCATTGGGAGGGTTTCAAGATTTATCCTGCTGGTGTAGATGCTTATGGAAATGACATAATTCAAGCCCATACAAAGAACTTTGGTGCTAATGTAGTAATTTCATTGATTGATGCTTGGGTAATGGATAAAGTTGGAACTAAGATTAAACCTGCTTTATGGCTTCCCTGGTTGCCAATTGATCACGATCCTGTACCACAAAAAGTAATTGATGCAATTGCAGATGCACATTTACCACTTACGTATGCAAAGTGGGGTAATGAAATGCTGAATAAACTAGGCATTAATAATTACTATATCCCTCATGGAATTGAACCAAGTATTTATAAAGTTCTTCCTCAAGAGCAAGTAGAAGCATTCAAACGTCAATACTTGAAATTTGATGGTCATCTAACAATCATGGTAGCAGCTAACAAAGGCTATCCAGATCGAAAGAATTTTCAAGGTCAATTGTCAGCATGGGCTAAATTTGCTAAGAATAAACCAGATGCAAAGCTCTATCTGCATACGGAACCAACACCGATGTATCAGGGTTTGAATCTACCAAAGTTATGTGGTGAATTGGGTATTTCTGACAAAGTAATGTTTCCAGATCGGTATGAATACTTCATTGGTTTACCTGCTGAATACCTTTCCTTCATTTACAATTCAGCTAATGTTTTAATGGCTGCTGCAATGTCTGAGGGTTTCGGTATTCCTATCATTGAAGCACAAGCTTGCGGCACTCCTGCAATCGTTACAAACTTCTCTGCAATGCCTGAACTAGTCAGATATGGTGAAATTATCGATGTAGCAACAAAGGTATGGACTCCTTTAGAAGCTTTCCAAGCACTTCCAGATCAGAATCAGATTCAAGATGCTCTGGAAGATAATTATATTGAATGGCTTGATAATGACAAGCAAAAGAATTTCGAAGAGGGTTTCAAAGCTTCACAAGCAATTCACAATGAATACAGTTGGGATTTGATTGTGCAACAGTACTGGAAACCTTTGTTTGAGAATCTTCATTCAAAGATTTTTAAACAAACTTCTGTTTCATCTCCAATCAAATCAGGTAAGGTTATTCCATGAATTGTTGTGTAGTAATCCCAACATTAAATGAAGCTGATTCGATTAAAGACCTTGTAGAGTTTTTTACTTTCAATGGTCTTTACACGATTGTTGTAGATGATAATTCAAGTGATGAAACTAGAGAGCTTGCCCATTACGCTGGTGCTTATGTAATCCATAATCAAGAACGAAAGGGTTTAAATCGTTCTTTATGGCAAGGAATTAACTTAGCTCTTGATAATGACTTTGATTATATTGCAACTGTTGATGCTGGTAAAAGTCACGATCCAAATCATTTGTTTGCAATGCTGGAATTAATTGATAAACATGATTTAGTCATTGGTTCAAGATTCTTGCCCTTCTCAGAATACGATAATACTAAAGGTAAATGGTATCGACCTTATCTTTCTAGGTTAGCTGCAAAACTATGTAACCTTGCCCAACATGGAAGTAATTACACTGATTGGACTTCTGGTTATCGTGTGTACAGATCAAGTCTTCTGAACTCACTAAAGAAGTTTAGCTACAATTCTAAAATGCATCCGATTCAGATTGAAATGTTAGGTAGAGCTACACAACTAGGGGCAAAGGTGAAAGAATACCCAATCAGTTACATTGCTGGTAAAACTTCCTTCAATAAATTAGTAGCTAATGAAGCTTTCAAGATTTGGTTACAACTTCTAAACCATTATCCTGCTAAACCTAAGTATATTGAAAGTGAACTTGTTTAATGAAGATTTTATTTGGTTCTATTGTTAGGGATGGGGATAGTTATCTTCCTAGATATTTTGAACAGTTGCGTAGTTTGACTAGTGATTATGAAATAGGTCTAGCAATTTGTGAGGGGGATTCAACAGATAATACTTTAGCAGTATTGAATCACGCTCAAGTCAATGAAACCTTCAATATTTATCTTTACAATTACTCTCACAATGGGCCAAATTTTGGTAGTGTTGATAATGCTGAAAGATGGTTCAACATTGCTAAAACTTGGAATTACATGTTGGATAATTGTAACAAGTTTAATGAATATGACTATTTTTGTTACATGGAATCTGATCTAATCTGGAATAAAGAAACCATAGACAAATTAGTTGAAGGAATGAAGGAATTTGATTGTGTTGCTCCTATGAGTATGCTAAATCAAATTTTTTATGATACTTGGGGCCATAGAGCTAATGGATTGAATTTCTCAAATTACTATCCTTATCATCCTGACTTTGATAAGTTTGATCGTTACATGCCTATAGAATCTGCTGGAAGTTGTATTCTAATGAAGTCAGAAGTAATCAAAAATTGCAGACTTAATCTAAAGGATGCAATGATAGGTCACGATATTATTAAAAATGGTTATTCTTTCGTGCTAGATAAAACAGCGATTGTAAATCACCCATGAATTCAAGAGTAACCACTGATACAACTAGACTCAATCGATTAATTGAAAGAATACCAGGAAATAAACGTAAAGCAATCAAAGCTGTAGGTTTTAGGGTTGAGGCATTAGCTAAGATGAAAGCTCCTGTTGATCTTGGTAATCTCCGCAATTCTATTTATGTCAGAACAAACGATGATAATGCTTTGCCTTCTGAAGCTACAGAAGAGTTACCAAGACCCTCTACTGATGACAGTGTAGTAATTGGCCCTAGTGTTGAGTATGGAATTTATCAAGAGCTTGGTACAAGTGTAATGGATGCACAACCGTACATGCTACCTGCTTTAAGAGAAGTTGAATCGGAGCTAGAAGAATCTTTTGGAGTGTTAGTCAATGAATGACCTTTTACACATTGGTTCAGCTTTATTCAATCACATTAAAAATAATGGTACGATTGATTGTTATTATCGCAAAGCAAAGCAATCTGCAAGCGTACCTTATTGCTTAGTGTATTTCATGACTGCTAACGATGATTATACTTTCAATGATAAATCGTTAAATGCTGATTATGTTGTAAAAGTCATTTCAGACAAGAATTTTCCAGAAGAGGCAATTCGCTTGTACGGAGATATTCATGAAATAGTTCAAGATGCTAGTTTATCAATCCCTAGCTACAACGTCATTAGATTACGTAGAGAATCAATTTTAGAGTATGAAGATCAGTTCCATTTCTGGAACATAGGAGGTTTGTATAATCTGGATATAACACAACAATGAAAGGTAATTTTTAATCATGGCTGCTTTTTCTGGTACTGCTGGTTCAGTGACTTGTCACACCGGAGGTACAATTTTAAGTGCTGGTATTTCCGAATGGTCTTTAGATGGTTCCATGAGTCCTGTTGAGACGACTGAATTTGGTAATACTTGGGATACTTACGTGCCAAGTGTACGCAATGCTACAGGTTCTTTTAGTGGTAATAAAGAACAAGCTGATACAGGTCAAACTGCTTTGATGAACAGTTTTCTTGGTGGATCTGCAATCATCTTGCGTCTGTATGAAAATGCAACAAAGTACTGGTTGGTTGGCACTGCTTATATTACAGGTATGTCACCAACTACAAGTGTTAAAGGTAAGGGAGAGATTTCCTTCAACTGGCAAGCTTCAGGGCCAGTTACCTATAACTAAGGGGGTAATATGGCTGCTTTTAGTGGTACAGCAGGGAGCGTTGTATTTGGTACAGCTACAGTTGATCTAGTCAAAGAATGGTCGTTAGACTTCTCTCAATCACCAGTTGAAACAACGGTATTTGGTGAAACTTGGGATTCTTATCAACCAAGTGTAAGAAATGTAACAGGTTCTTTTAGTGGCTTTAAAAACTTTGATGTAGCTGGGCCAATTTCTAATTCAGTAATGAATGCCTTTTTAGCAGGTAGTGTTGTTACGCTACTGTTTTATGAAGATGCAACAAAAGATTGGAACATTGCTAATGTTGTTTATACAG